AGTTCCTACTAACCCAACTCTAGGTATCGGTGCTGCTCTTTACGCAACAGCGGCTGGTAAATTAACTCCAGCAACAGGATCACGTTTTGAAGATGTTACAGTTGCTCGCTTCTTAAACTTTGAGCCTTGGAAGGGTGGTAGCTTAGTTACAACTCCGATTGGTTTGGCTTCAAGTACTAAGACAGCAATGACTCGTGCTTTGATTTTCTTCAATCCAAATATCTAATCTAGATTAATGCCTGATGGATAATCTCTGTCAGGCATTGCCACAGTTGTTGATGTATTTCGGCAACTTAGTTACTAAAATCAAGGAGTATAGAAAATGAGTTTATTCAGTAATAGTGGCCAAATGAATGCCACAAGCGTTAAAGACGCACTAAACACACTAGTTAAGTATGCGGCTATCCTCGAAGAGGGACAGCCTTCAAATATTGGCCTAGCCGGTCAGCCTTCACTAAATGATGAGAAACGTGACGAGCTTATTGCCCGTGCGATCATGACCCAAGAAGGGAAGTTAGCCCTAGCTCAGGCGATGGCCAACCCAATTCGTAGGAACTTAGACTACCAAGGAATCGCTCGTCGTTTACTCGTCGTCGATCCTCTTGGCCAGGGTGTTGATCCTAAGTATGAGCGTGATATTGATGTTGCGGCTACCGTTATTTCCAGCAATGGTACCGGTGGAGAATCCCGTGTTTTCGGTGATCGTATTACTATCCCGACCTTCGAGCTTTACAGCAATCCTACCGTTCGTATCTCTGAGGTCCGTAGACGTAGATTCAATGTTATCGACCGTGCTGTCCAGAAGGCCCGTCAAGAGCTTATGGCGCAGGAAGATGCTAACGTATTTGCTGCTGTTGATGCGGCCGCAAGCGTTGAGAACACCCTACAGGACCTTACTGATTCTGGTCTTCTAAAGCGTGACTTAGTTGAGATTAAAGCTCAGATTGATCGTTGGGACTTAGTAACAACCAAGTTCTTCATGAATATCAATGAGTTTACCGATATCCTTAACTGGGCTTCTGGTGGTGGACAGGGTGTTGGTGGTGGTGAAATCGACCCCGTAACTCAGCGTGAAATTCTACAGACTGGATTATACGCTCACCTATGGGGTGCGGATATTATGGTCAGCAAGATCGTTCCTCCTGGTACTGTCTATGGTGCGGCTGATCCTGAGTTCGTTGGTGTTATGCCCATAAGGTCCGACATAGAGGTGATACCGGCCGACGAGCCTCGCCAGCTTAAATTAGGCTGGGTTGTAAGCGAAGAGATTGGTATTGGTATCGTCAATCCACGTGGTGTTGCCGCTTCACGTAAGTCAACAACAGTTGGCTAAGTGAAATAGGCTGGATTAGAAATAATTAGTTAGAAAATAAAGAGAGCGATTGAAAAATCGCTCTCTTTTCTTTTTGTCAAATTTTAACTGAACCTAATTTTTCAAAATCGAGTTGTTCAGGATCATTATGTTTTTATTTTAAACTGGAAAAAAGATTGGTTAAAAATGATTGAATTAGATAAGTTACAAAAACTAGTTGAAGATGGAATGAGTGCTCCAAGAATTGCGGCTATTTATAAATTAGACAGTACAGAAGTTAGGAAAATTATTAAAGAAAATAATTTATCTATTGTTTTTGAATATTTTAATGAAGGAAAGATAGATCATATTTGTGATTTGTACAAGAGTGGCGTTTCTGCAAAAGCACTTGGTAAAAAATATTCTATTGATAAAAGGCGTGTTCAAAAATGGGCAAAAGAAAGAGGTGAGCTTAGGTCAAAAGCTGATGCTTGTAGGTTTACGTATTTTAATGAACATATTATGGATACGATTGATACACCTACAAAAGCGTATTGGTTGGGTTTTTTATATGCTGATGCTTATAACTGTGATATTACAAGTACAGTAAATGTTGCCTTAAAAGGTTCTGATGAGGGTCATTTATATAAACTTGTTGATTTTTTCGAATTAGATCGTGGAAAAGTTTTTAGAGAAATAAACCCAGAAGGATATGATGTCGTAAATATAAAACTATACAGTAAACATTTAAGTGAAAAGCTAACAGAACTAGGCTGCCCAAGAGCTAAGAGTTTTATTATTAAATATCCAGAATGGCTTGATGAAAAATTACATTCACATTTTATTCGTGGAATGGTGGACGGTGATGGAAGTATTTCACAAACAAATAAAGAATGGAAATTTAATTTAGCATCAACAAAAGAATGTTTGGAAAATATTCAAGAAATTTTTCTAAAAGAAATTAGCATATCTTTTTATCTAGATTATATTTCAAAAACAAATAATAATACATGGACAATTTCTAGTAGTGGAAATGAAAAAGTGGCAAAAATCTTTACTTGGCTGTATACTGATAGTGTTGAAGAAAACAGACTTGATCGTAAGTTTGAAAGATATCAAGAGTTGTTGTTCCAGCAAGCAAGTCGAGTTTTCTCAAAAGGACGGGATAACCACAAGATTTCAGAAAATGTTAAAGAAGACATTAGACAAAGTACAGAATCGGTGCTATCATTATCTGAACGGCACAACATTCACGAAAGAACTGTTAGAAAAATAATAGCCGAAAATAAAGAATAAAACTAACAAAATGGATCTTGATAAAATAATTAAACTATATGACGCAGGACATTCTTTTAAAACAATTAAGGAGATGACGGGAGAAGCACCAACATCTATTAGAAGGGAGTTTAAGAGAATTGGAAAAACATCACGTTCTACAAAAACTGATAAAGAGATAGAGGACCAGATTATTATTGATTACAATAATAATATTTCTTCTGAAAAACTTGCTGTAAAATATAAAATGAATGCAACCACCATTTGTAGAATTGTTAAAAGAAATGATGGTAAAATTAAAGGTGCTGGTTTCTTCAATAGAGAATATGATATTAATAATAACTTCTTAAACGAAGTTGATACACAAGAAAAAGCATACTTTCTTGGTTTTATGTTTGCTGATGGGTATGTTCATAAAGATTCTCCTGAAATTAAAATTGAACTACACGAACAAGATATTGATATTTTAAAGAAAATTCAGAAACTTATTTTCTTTAATAAGGATTCTAAAATTGGTGTTGACAAAGAGATTTACAGATATTTCACGGTTAGAAGTCAACAATTAATTAAAGACCTAGCAAAACACGGATGTATGAATTGTAAGACATTTAAGGTATCATTTCCAAAAACAGTACCAGAACATCTTTTAAGTCATTTTTTCAGAGGTTTATTTGATGGCGATGGTTGTTTGAGACTTAATGAAGAAAACAGAGCTACAATTGGACTTACTGGTTATAAGGCGTTTTTAGAAGAGATCCAAGAGTATCTAATTAAAACTCTTGGAATATTTGTTAGGATTTCTGATTATAAGGATAAACCAAATGTTTCAGATTTACATATTGGTAGAAATATTGATATGTTAAAGATGCTTGATTGGTTGTATAAGGATGCTACAATTTATCTTGATCGTAAATATGCTAAGTATCTTGATATGAAAGCGGTTATTAATGAGGTTGTTGAAGCTAACCCTCAACATTACACTAAATACGAAGGTGTGGACAGTTGTGATGTTAAATTTAGATGACAGCTAATATACCCAAAGAAGAATTAATCTCATTATACCTAGACCAGCAATTACCTATGAATCAAATTGCGGTTATGTATGGAGTTGATCGTACTACTATTTCTAAAAAGCTTAAATATTATAATATACCATCTATACCTGACCAGAGGTTCTTTTCCCCTTATAAAGGGCTAGAATTAAGTTCTAAGCAAAATGAATTGGTAGTTGGATCTGTATTAGGTGATGGATCTATAATTCTTCCTAATAAAAGGAAGACTGCATATTTTAAGGTATCTCATTGTGAAAAGCAGTTGGAGTATATTGAGTGGAAGAGATTTGTTTTATCTAATTTTGTACATAGGGATGGTTTACAGAAGATAATTGATAAGCGTGGTAATTCTGTGATGTATAGTTTTAATACAATTTCCAATATAGGATTTAACTATTATAGGGATTTGTTCTATGAGGATGGGGTGAAGGTAATTAAGGAAGAGTTAGTTGACCATCTTACACTTTTAGGATTAGCTGTATGGTATATGGATGATGGTGGTTTGGTTGGTAATAATAAGGTTAATTGTAGGTTATCTACTGATGGATTTAGTGAGGATGATAATTATAGATTGAGGGATATATTATTGAGTAAATTTGGATTAGAGAGTAAGGTATTATCATATTATCGGGGTTCTTTTTATTATTATTTATTTTTTAACAAAGAAAATTCAATAAAGATGGGTAGAATGATATCACCATATGTGGTAGAATGCATGCGGTATAAGGAGGTAGCATGGGGTTTATAGATGAATATACGGCTAAATGTATGTTAGGACCGCAGGCAAAGGGATTAGATCGTGTAGGTAATGTGTTCAAGTGGGATGTAGGTAAGAAGCATCATTTTGTAGTGGTGGGGGAGTTGGACGCGGTTGATGTTGAATATTTAAGAGAATTTGGGGAATTGAGTTATCATTATGTGGGGATGAATAATATAGATTTTTTGTTAAAGAACGGGGTAAAGATAGAGAAGAGCAAGTTAATATCTTATGAATTGAATGTAGATAAGATAGATTATAAAGGGAATAAGAATAAGACTATAAGAAATTATATGAATAGGTATAAGGATCTTTCTGTATTTGATAATTATAAAAATATTGATGATGTAAATACAATGGTAACGGAGTGGTCTAATACATTGGGAGATAAGTATTTTAGAGATTTTTCTGGTAAGACTAAGTATTTTTTGGCTAACAATTATCACTTGGGATGTACTAACTTATTTTTTTATAAAGGGGAAAAATTGGTATCATTTGGTGTGGCATCTCCTGCTAAAAAATGCTATTGTACATATGTACTTGGGAAGGCATTAGCCAAGAGTTATCCTGGTTTATCTGAATTTACGGATATGAGTTTGTATTCGGCTGTGTTTGAGAAAAACGGACCATTCAAGATAAACATGGGTAAGGCAAGTGGTGGTTTGGCAAATTATAAAAAGAAGTATTTTAATGCTGTAGAGGATATAAGTTATGAAGGAAAAGTTAGGTTTTAGTGATATTATTTCTATTGGTGATATTTTTTTAACAAAGAAATATATAGAATCATTGGGTTATAATGAGCGTGAGGAATTAGTTGAGCCTATTTTTTCTTTACTTCGTTCTGTTGGTATTATTTATCCTGATGATCTTGAAAAGTTGAGCAAGTCATATCAGCGGTTGGTTGATTATGTTCCTGATCTTAGTGTTGATGAGGTATATAATAATTCATCAATGGGAACAGATATTTGCAAGTATTTTTGCAGATCATTTTATAATACTAAAGCAAAGAACGGGCGTAGCATTGATGATGTGTTTTATAATGATGATATGTTTAAGCGGTTGATTAGGAATCGTTTAGGGATGGATTGGTACTATAAAGATGGTAAGAAAGATCATGGCACCAACGAGGCCTTCAATTTGAGTCCTAAGATGTTTATTCAAGGGATGCGAAGTATGATGCTTATTGGGCAGACAAGCGTGTTTAAACCTGATATTGCTAAATATATGTGTATGAAATATTCTTCGCCAGGTGATTTAGTAGGGGATTATTCTGCAGGTTTTGGGGGAAGATTGCTTGGGGCTGTATCATGTGGGCGAAGGTATATAGGAACAGATCCTTTAACAGTACCAGAGCTTGAGAAGATGGTAAATCATTTTGGCTTTAAAGATGTGAAATTGATTTGTAAAGGATCTGAGGAATATGTAGGTGAAGAGAATTCGGTAGATTTGTATTGGAGTTCTCCGCCATATTTTAATCAGGAAATATATTCTGATTCTGACAGTCAAGCTTACAATCGCGGAGAAGATTATTTTTATAATACGTATTGGATTGAGACATTGAAAAATGTTAAACGAATGTTGAAACCTGGAAAGTGGTTTGGTTTAAACATTCACAATTATCCGGAAATGTTGAATATAGCTATTGGGATGTTTGGCGATTGTGCAGAGATTGTAAAGCTAAAAACAACAAGGTCACATTTATCAAAAACTGCTGGAAATACAAAGCAAGAGATGATTTATATGTTTAGGAATAATAAGTAGGTATTAAATACAAGTGATAAAAGGACAAATGTTAATTCGTTTGTCCTTTTTCTTTTCCGGCATTAATTTGGCATAGGTTTGATGAATCTTCCACTAGACGCTAAGATAAAAGTCATATCCGCACTTACCAAAGACTTCGTAGATGAGGTTGTAAGTTGTTCTAGCGATGTTGTACCAGTTGAAAGAACTTATACAATAACAGCTTCTGATGATGGTACTCGTGTAAAATTGGCCGCACGAAAAGCAGCATTTGAGTCTTTTGATATTCCGTCACCAATAGTTAAATTTGCATTTGATACTAGGAGAATTGATCAGGAAGTAATTAGGAATCCAAGGTCTAATTTACAATATTTTCAT